AGACTGTTAAAAGTGATCGGGGTAGGATTCGAACCTACATTCATACTATGCCGATGCTTCGATATGCCTATCTACAACAAAGGAGAATCGACTGCCGCCGTGTGTTTACCGTTTCACCACCCGATCTGTGATTATTATATCAGTGTTCCATTACTCTTCTTCATCTCCATGAAACTCTTCCATAGCATAACTATATCCGTCCCAATTGTCAACACCAGCGTTTTCTAGACATTGTAGTTGTCTTGAATCTTCAAGAAGATCATTATAATGTTTTTTTGTAATTGTTACTGTTTCTTCCATAGTCTGATTTTTAGGATACCCAAGATTGAAAACTTCATCTTTCGTCATCCCACACCGGATTCGAAGTTTTTCAATTAAGGTATGTAGATCGTCACACGCAGCAGACAAGCCGCGATATGATTGTTCCAGCGCGTAAAGCTGTTCCCAAGGTTGCACAATGGTGATGTTTGGGTAGTCAGCACATAACTCTTTTGTGACTTCCGTTAAACGATCCAATAAGTCGTGTGATGTAATTTCTTCAACATTTTTATTCAGATTCATGTTTTTATTGCCTTTGCTTCGATGTTTAGAAGTTCTTAGCAACATTAGCACGAATCTCTGCCAATGTCCAATCCTTGGTGATTTTGCCATCACAGAAGACCTGAACAAAAGCACAGTTCTTCACCTCATTCCAAGTTGCTTGATCCTTGAGAATAAACTCACCATCTTGTTCATAGACAGCAGTCAGACCCTTAGCACTCTTCTTCATACCGCTGTCAGTCTTAGGATCTTTGAAGATCTCAACACCAACACGCTCACCATCCTTTAGAACTTCTCCATAAGTACTCTTAACAGCAAACATGTGAGTGTCTCGTGTGACAATAGCATCTCGGGTTACAGCACCTTGATAGGTGAAGCTACCAATACCGAAGACAACATTGGTGGAAGCGAACCCCTTATCAGCAAGACGCTGACAGATCTGTTCAGCACGTTCTAGTGTGATACTATCACCATAGATTGCTCCAATATGACTATCAAGAAGCTTGTATCCAGTGGTGCTTTCGGTTCCTCCAAAGATTTCCCAAAGACACTGAACCATACCCTTGACTTCAAGTTCGGTGAGTTCTGTATCACCATCTCTAATCAATTGTACGACACTTCGCTCACCATCATAAGCATAAAACTTGTAATCATCCATAAAATATTCATCTTCGGTATAACCAGTAACAATCTTAACTGGATCACCACTGTCAGGGCGAATGACAACCTTACCATCACGGGCCATGATCTTATCCTTGAGTTGCTTACAGATACCGTTCTCGGGATCGATGACATTAAAGAAATCCCAAGTATCGGAGACAATACTGACAATACCAGATGGATAGGTTTCGGTAATGAGACGCTCGAATAGAAGCAGTTCTCCAAGGCGCTGTTTTTGAGTTGCGGTTAGTTTCATATGTGGTTAGTTTAGTTTAACGTTTTATTTATAAAAGGTATAGTTTGTTTTTAATCGTTATTTTGCTGTTTCAAGTGTAAATATGTATATGACTGAATGTTCCGAACGACCTGAAGATACCAAACAATGCACCAAATGTCAAGAAACAAAGAAATCTTCTGAATTTCCTAAGAGTTCTCGATTTAAATCTGGTTTTAATTCCAAATGCAAATGCTGCTTAAACACTTCAGCAAAAACGTGGAGAGAAGAAAATCCCGAAAAATTTAAAAGCCGAAGAAAAGAATATTACTGGAAAAATGTTGATAAAATGAGGGAAGAAAAGCGTAGGTATGTTGAAAGATCCAAACCTCAAAAAGTTGCATATGATGTCGAATATCGAAAGAAAAATAAAGAACACATTAAACAGCTTAAAAAAGAATGGGAATCTAAAATGAAAGATGATCCAATTTTTAAAATTAAAAGAAATCTCAGAAGAAGAGTCCATCACGCTTTGATGGGAAGAAACAAATCAGACAATACATTTAATCTTATTGGTTGTTCAGCAGAAGATTTCAAATCTTATATAGAAAGTCTTTGGTTAGATGGAATGTCTTGGGATAATTATGGACCATCTGGATGGCACATAGACCACATCAGAGAATGCTACACATTCGATTTATCTGATCCTAAACAACAACAAGAGTGCTTCCATTATTCTAACCAAAGACCTCTATGGGCTAAAGATAATCTCAGTCGCCCAAAGAAACTACATATGCGAAATAAGGGTGACTCTCATCAATCTCATCAGGAATAGATGCAGCAATAGTCGCAGTTCCAAGGCACATGCAACTGTGCTCACTAGCTGCCACGCTGCCACCAATTAGTTCCTTCTCACAATCAGCATTGTAATATTCTTCAAGGAAGTCAATTGCTGGTAGAGTATCAGTGCCAGTGAAAGCTAGAAGGTGAGCAGCACCACTCATACAAGCAGCTTCAAAACCAAAATGACCACGGAAAGAGAAATCGTGACCTTGCCATGGAACAAACCCAATGGCTTCAGGAGCAGTTTCATTAGCCCACTTTTCAAAGATCTGACGATACATGACAGCAGTGGTAGCACTTGTACACGGACCCCAAATAGTAGTGGATAGAATGGTTTCAATGGCATTGGTTAGCCAGAAGAAACGAGCATCAGTATTCCAGACAACAAACATAGGCACACGAAGATTAACATTAGAACCTTCAGGCAATGCCCAAATCTCCAGAGGAAGATATCCAAGATCATGTAGATCACGGATGTGTTGATCACCAATATTATTCACTCCAAGATAACCAAGGAGACGACGACCATAACGAGCAGTGACAGCATCGAGAGGCTGATTGAAGAAGGTACGATTCCATTCTTCAATAAGATATTTCTTCATGAAGTATTGAAGACCAAAGGTAATCACCTTATCCAAACCATTAACCCGTGTGCCACGGGGTGTAAGATTAGAGAAAACCAATAGACTATTGGTCGGGTACTGACGACGGTGGTCAACTTTATAACCGTCGATTTGTAGAGGAGCTAGTGTATTCATATATTTTGTTGTATTTATTGGGGTTGTAGTGATTATATTGTAGTTTTTAACGAAAAAATATCAGTCTGATACTAAATAATATCATGACTAAGCATATCAAAAAAGAATATTCCGATGTACTGAACGAACTTTACCCTACGGCAATGCCAATCGAGGAGATTGCAGAGATAATGAAGCTGAGCAAGAACACAGTAGAAATATACGCTAGGAAGTTGGGATTGTCAAGACCAAAACCTGAGCCGTGGAATTCGTTGTCAGAAAAAGATGAAAGATTGATATTAGACATGTATGAGTATGGTGATTTCGATGAATTGTCTAGTTTAGTTGGAAGAAGCAAACACGCTATTTCAGAATGGGCTAGAAAAAGAGGAATCAAACGTCAAATTAATGTCAAGCGAAACGGTGATATATCTGTACTTCTCAACAGTTCTTTACAATCATTTTATTGGTTGGGATTACTAGCATCTGATGGATACATCAGCAAGGATGGTCATCTCATGTTCTCTCAAGGAGAAAAGGATAGAGACATTGTAGAATCATTCGCATCTTATGTTAATTCGTCTGTTTATGAATTTGAGGTCGAATCTGGTTACAATGTCCAATCCAGAAGAATTTACAGAGTTAATGTAAAAGATATCAACACAGGAAAACAAATTAGAAAGATGTGGGGTATGTCGGATTCTGATCAAAAAACATACTCAAGTATATCATCGGAATTTTTAAAAACTAAAGAACAAGCAATGGCATTTTTAATTGGTTTTTTTGATGGTGATGGTTATTTGAGTAACCAAACAACCGGATCTATTGAAGTCCATTCGAATTGGCTAACCTTCCTAAACAATGTTTGTAAATTGGTTGGATTAGATTATGAAGGCAAAATCAACAAGCGTGGATATGCTCGAATTTTAATCAAAAAATCTTTTATGATTCGATTGAAGGAATTTATAACAGTGAATAATTTAACACACAACCATAGAAAATGGAATTTGTAATACCGTCCACGAGTAGAGGAGCTAGTGTATTCATATATGTGTTTATTGTAGTTTAACGTTTTATTAATTTTATCAGTGTTCCTTACTTCTTGATCTTCAGCTTTGAGACATCAACCCCAAGCTGTTCAGCAATTTCATCCATGGTGAGAACGATTTCTTTGGCAGTTTTCTTCTTGAATTCTTCTTCGGTGTAAGACCTACCATTCAAATACCAAGATTTATCACCATCCCACCATTCAACGGCAGGACCATCTTCACGATGAAGTTTACCATTCAAATACCATTCTTTACTACCATCCCACCATTCAACAGCAGGTCCATCTTCACGATGAAAAATCTTCATCGCTTTGTCTTTGTAGTAAAGCTTACTGCCGAGTTGGTTGATTTCAATGTATTGTGGAGTCATGTGGTTAGTTTAGTTTAATGTTTTATTGAGAGAAAATCACTTTTTGATCTTGAGCTTACTTACATCAATGCCGAACTTAACGGCAATTTCATCCATAGTCAATACAATTTCTTTAGCAGTCCGCTTCTTGAATTCTTTTTCGGTGAGTTTTTTACCATTCAAATACCATTCTTTATTACCATAATACCACTCAACGGCAGCTCCATCTTCACGATGAAGCTCACCATTCAAATACCAAGCTTTACTACCATTGGCGTATTCAATAGCAGCTCCATCTTCACGATGACGAATCTTCATCTCTTTGTCTTTGTAATAGAACTTGCTGCCGTTTTCGTTGATGTAAATGTATTGTGGAGTCATGTTTTTAGTTTAGTTTAACGTTTTATTGATTTTTATCAGTGTTCCTTACTTCTTGATCTTGAGCTTGGATACTTCAATGTCAAGTTTCTCGGCGATTTCATCCATGGTGAGAACGATTTCCTTGGAGGTTTTCTTCTTGAATTCTTCTTCTGTGTGATAAACACCATTCAACCACCATTCTTTACTACCATTGCTCAATTCAACAGCAGGCCCATCTTCACGATGGAGCAATCCATTCAAAAACCAAGATTTAGTACCATCCAACCGTTCAATAGCAGGTCCATCTTCACGATGGAGCAATCCATTCAAACACCATTCTTTATAACCATTACTACATTCAACAGCAGGTCCATCTTCACGATGAAGAATCTTCATCTCTTTATCTTTGTGATAAAACTTACTGCCGAGTTCGTTGATTTCAATGTATTGTGGAGTCATGTGGTTAGTTTAGTTTAACGTTTTATTAATAGGAGAGTACATACGATCTCATTTCTCGTGGCAGAGGCACAGTTGCTCCTTTTGGTAATTCACCGATATTAGTGAATTTATAATTAATTTTAGCCATATTGGCGTTATACTCAGCTGCCAAGCTATTATAGCTAGCGACAACACCAGCGACTTCCTGTTGCCACACATTGAATTGTTCTTTATCAGGTCGATCCCAATCGATACGAGCAACACCGACGTAATCTTTTTCCATCTGTTTCAATCTGGAATTATAGACTTGAATATCGGCAAGTTTCTTATCACACTGTGCTGCTACTTCTTTAAACCATTCATACCTCTTTAGAAGTAGAGCGGGATCGACTTGCTGTTCAGCTACAGCGGAAACCTTTCCGAGATAGGAGCATCCCTTGGAAACAATAGAGAAGAAGACAACTCCAATAATAAAAGCAAGGATACAAGCGATGTATTTAATAATATTCATTTTAGTTTTGTTCAAGGTTGATGGTGATGTTCTTTACAGGCATCGGTTGATCCGCTACATGGATGATTTGACCACCTGTGAAGAAGTGACTGTGATAAATTCCCTTGCTGTCAAACCAGTAGATATACTCACATGAAGAACCATAAGTACCATCGTCTTGTAGGACTTCTGATGTCCGCTTGGTAACTCCCCCAATATCGACTCCCATACCTTGATGCTGTGATCCAACAAACTCACCATCGGTTGATGTTACAGTTGATGGTGTGAGACGCTTGCCAGATGATGTAACCTTACCACGAACGGTTGAATACATAATCACCTGACCGCTGTAGGGACTGATAATATAAAGATGCTTGATAGCGCCTACACCATTATCTCGCTTCAATCTCTCGGCGATATTTTTTTGTTCAACAGTCCAACCATCTGGATCTGTAGAAACATCCACAGTTTTCTTGGTAACTCCACCACCAGCAGATACTGGAGTTGGTTCTTCAAGACAAGACGACATCATAAAAGCAGATGCCACGATCATTAGCAGTTTCATAGTCAATTTCATTTTTGTTGTATTTTATTTTTGTCAGTGTTCGGTATTAAAGGCAATTAATCACGAGAGTGATGATAGCAATCACACAGGCAATTGTACAAATAATCGTTGCTTTTTTAAGTTGTGTTCCCATATATTTTTTTGTTTATTAATTTTATCAGTGTTCCTTACTTCTTGATCTTGAGCTTACTCACATCAATCCCAAGCTGTTCAGCAATCTCATCCATAGTGAGAACAATTTCCTTGGAGGTTTTCTTCTTGAATTCTTCTTCGGTGAGTTCAACACCATTCAAATACCAAGATTTACTACCATTAGGATATTCAACAGCAGGACCATCTTCACGATGACGCTTTCCATTCAAATACCATTCTTTACTGCCATCGATATATTCACAAGCAGGGCCATCTTCACGATGGCGTTTTCCATTCAACCACCAAGATTTACTGCCATCATTCCATTCAATAGCAGGAGCATTTTCACGGTGAATGTTTCCATTCAACCACCAAAATTTACTACCATTAGCATATTCATTGGCAGGTCCATCTTCACGATGACGAATCTTCATCTCTTTGTCTTTGTAGTAAAATTTACTTCCGAATTCGTTGATGTAAATGTATTGTGGAGTCATGTGATTAGTTTAGTTTAACGTTTTATTGATTTTATCGATGTTCCTTACTTCTGATCTTACTGAAGAAATCACACACAAGTGAATTTTCGAAATATTTGAGCCATTCTTCTTTATCCGTGAAGAATGGAATGCCGAATCGTTGACAAACAATACGGACATTTCCCTGTCTCCAGAAACCGTCTGGACAGCAGACAATCAGTTTATATGATCTGGCAAACAATCCAAGTTCAAGCAATGAAATTGGGCTTTTGGTGTTTGGATCAAAATACATTAGAATTATATCGGTATTTTCTAAGAAGTCAAGCTCCCAGTTCACCTGTTCATTAAATTCTGGAGAGTCATGTGTCCAAGAAGAATCCCAATCATCACGACGAGGATTATAAAACACAACATTCTCATTGAATCTTTCTATAACTTCTTGCTGCCACGGTTGAGCAGATCCCATTTCAATACTACCTGCTAAGAATACTCTATTGAAAGATTTAGGTAATACATATTCGGGCGGTTTAATCTCAATACTTTTCATTTTCTTTTTTAGCTTTAAAGGCTTGTCGAGTGTAGTAGATCCAATTGTCATAATTATAATGACTTCCAACATATTCTTTGGTAATGAATGTCTTCATGAAATCTTTCATCATAAACATCAACCACTCCTCTTTGTCTTCGTTTCTTTTCTTTTGTTCATAAACATCATTCAGTGAATCTTGAACAATGGATATAACTCGTTCGACTAACAGCTTTTGACTCAAATCACATTCTCTCAAAAGCTCTTTAAGAGCTGGTGGGTGTTGTAATTGCTTCATACACTAAAATCAAACATCGTGAAATTATCATATCCGTAGTCTGAGTGTCTTCGACTATTGGTGGTGTAATACCAATCAAAGTAATTGATCATATTTTCAATACCCTTTTGACAATCAGCATGAGCAGTGAACAGCATCAGCGATCCACAATTCTTACTCTTGAGAACTTCACCAAGACCGATGAATGTGCCACCCATGCTTAGAATGTCGTCAAAAATGATAGTCGGGCGTGCCTTTAGATCATCAGCTTGTACGAAAAACTCTTTAAGCGAACCGTCTCGAACATCACGAATCTTTTCACAGCGAATGAGATTAAATTCACACCCTCTGAATACATTAGCTAGATGAGAAACAATCTTGAGTGTACGCTTACCAGCACCAGCATCAGGACACACAATATTAAACACATTATTAAGAGCATCCTTCTTCAAGAGATCAGCAATCACCATTTCAGCATATGCTAACTCATCAACTACGACAACATTGTTGAGGAGTGCTGGAGTGACTTCACTGTGTGGTGTGAAGATATAAACAGCTTCAAACCCACACCCATTGATCATGTCGGTATACACTTTAAGTGTCAATGGTTCACCAACATTACAAACACGATCCTGTCGTGCTGCTGGAAAATATGGAAGAATCAGTTCGATATGCTTGAATCCAAGACGACGAGCGGCATCAACAGCGAGAACAACATCAAAAACATCGGAAACGCTATTGGCTCTCTGAACGATAATTAGTTTTTTATTGGAGATAGCCGGAACATCAGACAACTGTGAAATATCAATCTGAATGTGTCGTTCTCCTCCAAGAAAAGTGTGAGCTTTATGCTTCAAGAAGAACAGATTTTTATTGTCCTGAAACGGATTGAAGTTTTCATCGAGATTCAAAACAAAAGTTTGGTCAACTTCTGCTTTCCAATGAATATGTAGATATTGTTTCATAATTTATTTTATCGGTGTTCCTTACTTCTTGATCTTCAGCTTACTCACATCAATGCCGAACTTATCAGCAATCTCATCCATAGTAAGAACAATTTCCTTGGCAGTTTTCTTCTTGAATTCTTCTTCGGTGAGTTTTTCATCATGCAAAAACCAAGATTTACTACCATCGGGATATTCAACAGCGGGACCATCTTCACGATGAAGTTTTCCATTCAAATACCAAGATTTCATACCATCATTCCATTCAATGGCAGCGCCATCTTCACGATGACGAATCTTCATCTCTTTGTCTTTGTAATAGAACTTGCTGCTGTTTTCGTTGATGTAAATGTATTGTGGGGTCATGATTTTAGTTTAGTTTAACGTTTTATTGATTTTACGATGTTCGACGATCTCATCGATGTCTAGGATTCTAGCATAGCAATCACGAAAATCAACCCATGCTGATGTGTGAAAATGGCCATGATAACTACGACTGGGCTTAGCTAACTTTACCAGTTCATCAGCATCCATACGTTCCTTTCTACATTCATCCCATAGATGAACATCTTTTACACACCAGCTGGAAAGACTTTGCTTATCAAATGGCCCCACCCAATACGGAGCGGTGTGTGCAATCAATACATCACACTCCTTGGCTAATTCTGGTTTGAGAACAAAAGTTTCATCAGTCCAATAAGATGAACCGACTTTTCGGAATTTACGATCAATACTGATGGCTCCTCCGACAAATAGAAAGATTTCCCCGTTTAGTTCACGAAGTGTATAGTCGGGGATTAGTTCAAAATTAGAAAGCTTAACAGAACCATCAAAGTAAGATGGATCACAATGGTTTCCGCGAATAGTCATGTATTGAATGTTGCGTTTCTTAAATTTGTTATTCAAGAATTCAAATTCACGAAGCTGTTTTTCTTTGATTTTAAAACCGATACCAGTATCTCCCACACCAATCAAAATAGCGTCGGTAATATTTGCTGCATCAATTTTGTCGAAGAGGCGATCCCACTTTCCGTGATTATCGCCGTGTATGGCTACTTTTTTCAGATTATTCATGTTTGTGTGTAAATAAGAGGTATGCACGATAATAAACTAACCATATCACTAAGTCAAGAAGAACACTGCTATTTGATGGGCTTTTTTTGGGCTGATTGCTTTTTCGGAAAAGATAAAACGAAAAATGTTTTCGAATTTTCATTTGAAATTAACTCGACTGATTTTTCAAAAATATGGCCTATGTTAGAACGACTCGGTTTTTCTAAATTCAAAGAAAGAATCCGCAAAAATTCATCTAAATCGCAATCAAGTGTGAGAATTGCTAGAAAATCGGATATGGATTTCTTTGAAAAGTGGAACTTTCATAATAAAAACGAAGGGTGTCCTTTGTATTTTGAATTAAGTGATGAAATGAAACCATTTTTTATCAAGGGATTTTTAGATGGTGATGGTAGTATTTCCGTTGATAAAAATAACTTATTTAGGGTCGGTTTCAATGGCAATAAATTCCAGAGTTGGGATTTTTTAGAGGACTTTTGTAATAAGAAGGGTATACCTTTCGTTGTTTACAAAAAAGATAGACAAGCTTCGCATCAATCTCACACTAGATCCCATTCATATTCAGTATTAGAATTTACCAAACTTCAAGATCGAATAGATTTTTGCAAAGAACTTCCTATAATTGGCCTCGCTAGGAAACTAAATGAATTTTTTAAATTTAAAGAATTTAGACTAATCGCTCAAGAAAGTAACAAAGCAATGTCGAAATTGACATTTTAGTTAAAAAGTATCTTTGTTCATATGATTATTTTATCAGTGTTCCTTACTTCTTGATCTTGAGCTTGGATACATCAACTCCAAACTGTTCAGCAATCTCATCCATAGTCAAGACAATTTCTTTGGCAGTTTTCTTCTTGAATTCTTCTTCTGTGTGATAAACACCATTCAACCACCATTCTTTATAACCAACAGCATATTCAACAGCAGGTCCATCTTCACGATGATGTTTTCCATTCGAATACCAAGCTTTATAACCATCAGCATATTCAACAGCAGGAGCATCTTCACGATGAAGTTTTCCATTCAAATACCAAACTTTACTACCATCTTTCCATTCAACAGCAGGAGCATTTTCACGATGACACTCTCCATTTAAATACCAAGCTTTATCACCACTACTCCATTCAATAGCAGCTCCATCTTCACGATGAAAAATCGTCATCTCTTTGTCCTTGTAGTAAAATTTACTACCGTTTTCGTTGATTATAATGTATTGTGGGGTCATGATTTTAGTTTAGTTTAACGTTTTATTGACAGATTGTTTTCTTCCAAATCGCATTCTGGAGTTATGAACTTTCCTATCGAGGTCGAGGTGGTGGACTCGGCGTCTTGTTCGGAGGTGTTCCGGGTGATCGATATTTACTCATTTGACTTTCCAGTTTGTTCACAGGTAGGCTGTTATCATTAAATGCTTTCTGTTGATTTTGTTTTGACGTTTTATTATTCTTTTTGTTCGCCTGTTCACAAAGATATTCAGCAAATCGAATCATGCCATGAACGGCATCATCTCCACCATCAATATAAAAGCGAAGGCTTCCAAACTTACTTTTGACTTGATCAATCTTAACTGGATCACAACACGCTGGAACTGTAATCCAAGCATCGTTTGGATAGATTGTGACAAATGTAAAACGCTGTAAGAAAGATTGAATTTTCGTTCTTTTTGATTGGTTTATTTTCTTTTGAATATCGGGAGGAATAAAACCTTTCCAACCTTCCTTTGGACGATAAGAGTGATATGGATTAGCAATATCCATTAGAATATAATGGATCGGACACCAAATCCTCCTGTGTAGGAAATATTTAAAGAGCACAAACGGGTTTTTCGTTTTGACGCTCTTGGTCTCTGTAGTGATGTATTCCACAATTGAGCCACACAGAGAGTCAATGATCTCTTCCCATTGTTCTGGAACACCAATTCCACAATCGCTTGGAACTGTGTTTCCGTCTTCGTCTGTACGAAAAAGGGAAGGATATTTTTTCATCAAACGTCGTTCAAAATTATAATTCATAAATATTATCGTTTAGAAGTTCGTCAAGTCTTTCTTTCATTGCTTCGATTTTAAGAACTGATTCGTTACGAATAGTCCACCATTTACGATGCCATTTATCACGGAGTTTCAAAGCATCATCACGCTCAATTTGAGCACGAGCTGCCATATCAACAGCAACTTTCCATTTATTTTCCCAATCTTCAATTTGTCCTTTCAAATCGTCAATAGTATTCTGAAGATCGGCGTTTTCAAGAGCGAAATCATGATTGGCTTCACGAAGCACTTCAAGATCTCTAGGAAGGCACGGAAGCTTACTGATTTGTACTAACTGATCACAATAATCGGATAGATGTTGATAGTCAGAGTATTTCACCACCAATCCGTTTGGACACTCTACATGAATAGGTGTCTTTGTTTCGTCACAATAAGTTAGTTTATATCGTTTAATGTTCATTCAAAAATCCAAGTTTGAGTGTATACACTGTCCCCACATTGATCACAGCTATCAGAGCTTTCCCAACTATCAGGTTGAAAACAACGAATAAGATCATTTAATTGAACGGTCGATTCTTTCAACCCTTTTTTAAATTCTTGAAAAAGATAATCAACAAGTTCATCAATTTCTTCATCTGGAAATCGAGTTGGTTCATATTCTCCACCGACAATCTTATCATTGATTTCAGTGAAGAAAGCCGTACAGCCTTCACTGATTGTAATTGTGTATTTCGGTTGTTTCATTTTCAGTATTCGTTAAACATTTCCATGAGTAGACGGTTATCCACATTGCCAAACATAACCAATGAAAATTTATATCCGTGTTTTCATAGGATCGAAATCTACCTCCATTGGTTCGTAAACTAGGAACCCAAAACCACCAATTACGACCAAATCTTGGTCTTGTAGGTGCATCAAGCTCCCATTGTTCGAAAACTTCATCTTTACTTCGGCCAGCTAGAACAGCACCGAAATATATATTTTTTGTAATTTTTATAACCATATCAGTCCAGCGGAATTAACAACACAGCAGGCTCTCCATCAGGCATCAAGTCTTCATCAGTATATCCTAACCTGATTTGATCCTTTGTCAAGCTTTGAAGTCCGATTTTTCCTGTTTTGTGATCGTAGGCGCATTTACCCCAAATACAGGCGAGCGGTGAATGATCATCTTCCTTTTTAAGATATCGTCTACAAACAACAAGTCGTTCTGGATCTTCCTTTTGAAGAAGTTCAATCAGATTCTTTACTTTCATACCTCAGTTTATGGGTACCAGAAACAATGCCTTAACGCCGTCTTCGATAACATCTTCTTCGCTGAATCCTATTTTACTGTCCTTTTCGGTTAATTCTTCAAGGCCAGCATAACCATACCATGCAGTCTCAGCTTTATATGATCCACTCCACATATCTGATAATGGTGAATATGAATTTCCTTCTGGATCTTTTTGACAAACAACAAGTCGTTCTGGATCTTCCTTTTGAAGGAGTTCAATTAGATTCTTTACTTTCATTTTCGTTGAATCGTTGAGTTAGAAATTCTCTCACATCTGATTCAAAAGAATCATCTGGACAATTCACACCGTAATAATCATCTATCTTGAGGTAATTGGTGTGATATGTAGACGGAATGCCGATGAAGCACACCTTTTTCCAATTTTCTCTCGGTGGAAGATTATCAATCAGCACATTGTTTTTATGAGCATAAATATGTGGATCTATGCTATCATGAGCACCATACAATCCGTTTATCTTTGTGGTGTGGTATTTTAAATCTTCACGAGCAAAGATATCTTCATTTTTGAATCCCCAACCTGCTTTACGATTCACTTCTTGAGCATAATCCCGAGTGGCTGTTGTGAGAATATGAACATTATCCACTCCAACGAGATTACGAGAAAATTCAATCAAACGATTACTACACGGACGAAGAATCGTATGATACGTAGTTAGATCATCTTCAAGTGTGAACTTGAAATGATCTTGCTCAGGATCTCTGATGGTCGTGTGGATCAATGTTTCGTCGATATCCCAAAAAATTTTATTTATCATAGTCGTATATCGGTTTAAGAACTTTAGCAATCTCAATTTGGCCCCAGCGGTTGGCACTGTGAATATACACTGAAACTTTTGGATGTCCAGCTTCTTTCCATTTTTCTATAAAGTATTCAGCACAATGCTTTCCTGTTTTGTATTTTAGTTTTTCATATTCAATAACGCCAGTTTGTGATGTGACATCATAATAATGTCTTATGTGCTCCATATGAAGATCGTGATCAAATGAAACAACGGACGGTACTCCAAACTTGTCGATCCACTCACAAAAATCTTCATAACTTCTCACGACGTTCCAAGAGCTGTTGGCAGTCTTACTGGCATCTAGCAGATAACGACCATCATTGTAAAGAAACCCATCTTTTGGTTTTCGGATGTCGTCAAGGAATAGTTTAAAATCGTTAGTTTTCATGATTTGTAGGAATCGGAATCATCACAGTCGATTTATTAAAACGATTGAAAAAATCTGATCGTGAAATTGGAGTATCCATGGTTACATCATCATATCTCCAACCATCAGGATCGATGATTGTGTTTTCATTATATCCGAGTTCCTTTAGCCAATCCCAAGCGCTTTGCTTTTTGAAAATATTATCCCAATTAGATCTACCCCGTTCAGATAGAGCTTTTGATTTAATGTCGTCACCAGTGATATCGTTTTTAGCTGCCATATTGTAATTTATGCTCTGCTTTCTAAGATTATATCAGATGCCAGTTCAATGTCAAACTTAAATTTGATTTTGGAGTGATCAATAACTTTGTGAAGTTTTTCATATCGCTCTACCACGACATTGGTCAATTCTTCACAGGTGTACTTTTGAGGATTGGTTTTAATGTCCATTAGATACTCGTATAATTTCTGATCATCATTTACATTCACCATATAAACTCCAGTGTCAAAGAAACGAATACCAACTGAACACAGTCTAAGAATCTGAACGAAGTTTTTGGGACTGTATCCATATTTCAACACAGACTCCTTTCGTTTGCTTCCTAGCTGTCCAGATCTTTCTCCAGTGGCAAGTCTCATTTCACTGAAAACATAACCCTTTAAACTGTTTTTTAATTTCTCACTGTCGATGAAACTTTCACGATGTTCACGAATCTTATCAAACAGATCACTCTTATAAATGAAGCTTTCTTCTGGAGCGAACAGCATCTCCATCACCTGAGTATTGGTTTTACGAAGTAGTTTCATGTAATGGCCAATCTCATAAAAGGTAGCATCAATTTCATCTTCTTTACCGGGACACAGTACAACACTGTCCATGGTTTCGAAACCAGCAATGTATTTTTTATCACGAGCAGTGTAAATACCGCGATAATCAACATCGCTTTCTGGAGTGTTGAGACCATACAGAGTGGAACCACCAATCATGTATGCTTCAAATTTTCCAGAGCAAGGCTTAAGATAAGTTTTTTCTATTTCTTTCAGGTCCATAGGTAGGGAGAATATTTAGCAATGGTGGTCATAGCCCACACATCTTTATCACTCAGCACCGAATCTTTTTTGATCCAATCTTCGGCATTCAATACATCGAGAGCCTCATCGGCTGCTTTTTCAAGCAGCGGTCTTTCGGTTTTGATGTAATTATACACATCTTGAAGTTCTGTGTTTAGATCTACAACACTATCATAATATTCTCGGCTGATATAACCAGCTTTGAGATCATCATCATAAATAGTAGGATCTTGAATGCCTTTTTCCTGTTCAACATAATGAACGAGACAAGCAAACAGAATGTCTTTGATCAATTCGGGCTTATCCTGCCATGTGTTTTTAATGTGTTTGGTCAACCACTTTTGACGAGGATTGAACCAAGCACAAATGGGATACCAAACATCATTTTTCCAAAACCAATAACTAAAGATTCGTTTCAATTTCATTGTTGTTTAACTAGTTGTGATGCTTGTTCGAGAATATAAACCTTTGGAGCAAGTGAGATTTGAATCATATCCATAATGGGTTGAATTGGAAACATCCCAAGTGTAATGACCAACAAGCCAACTGTTAAAACGATAGGAACAAGACGAGAAATTCCATCTGATTTAGGGGATTGTTCTTTACTCCAATTCCAAATTTTCTTAATGCTAACTGAATAGAATACCCACATTAGAATGATTGGAACAAAATAACAGCATGTATACACCGCCGCTTCCCAAAACTTCCATGTTAGATACTCTTGAATGAATGGTGGAATATGCTCAACGGCAAAATCTGAAATTTTACTGGCTGCTTGCTCAATCCATTCAATCACTTTTTCGTTATTTGTCATATATTGATTTTATCGATGTTCCTTACTTCTTAATCTTCAGCTTGCTTGCATCAATGCCGAACTTAACGGCAATTTCATCCATGGTTAGAACGATTTCCTTGGAGGTTTTCTTCTTGAATTCTTCTTCGGTGAGTCTTTCACCATTCAACCACCAAGATTTACTACCATCACTCCATTCAGTAGCAGGTCCATCTTCACGATGACGAATCGTCATCGCTTTCTCTTTGTAGTAAAGCTTACTACCGTTTTCGGTGATGTAAATGTATTGTGGGGTCATGTGATTAGTTTAGTTTAACGTTTTATTGATTTTATCGATGTTCCTTACTTCTTGATCTTCAGCTTGGATACTTCAATGCCAAGTTTCTCGGCAATTTCATCCATAGTCAATACAATTTCCTTGGCGGTTTTCTTCTTGAATTCTTCTTCGGTGAGTTCAACGCCATTCAAATACCAAATTTTATAACCGTCACTACATTCAACAGCAGGTCCATCTTCACGGTGACGCAATCCATTCAAATACCAAAATTTACAACCATTCGACCATTTAACAGCAGCTCCATCTTCACGATGACGCTTTCCATTCAAATACCAATATTTACTACCATCAGCATGTTCAACAGCAGGTCCATCTTCACGATGACGCTCTCCATTCAAATACCATTCTTTATAGCCATCAACATGTTCAACGGCAGGACCATCTTCACGATGACGAATCTTCATCGCTTTGTCTTTGTAGTAAAACTTATTACCGTATTTGTCAATTTCGATGTATTGTGGAGTCATGATTTATTTTATCAGCGTTCCTTGTATTTTACTTTAACGTTTTATTGATTCAGTCATGGTCTGAATAATCTTCCGTTTCAATCCCGTCCTTGGAGATACGAACGATTACATGATTACCAACGAGATCTTCCCAAACATCATTATCAAACGATTTGAGGAATTCTTTTACATCTTTAACCATAGCATCAAGCACAGGATCACCATCGACCCATACCTTGTTTTTATACCCATTGCTATAATCCCAATGTCCAATTTTCTTCCAAATATTGGAATCACCTTCTCTTGGTTCGAAATATTTTTCCATTGAAGATGGATCTTCATCAAATCCATTGATATAAGGATAATCAGTAAGCGCTGAGAATGTACATTCTTCTCCATCGTTAAAATATGGAGAGTATGCCTTGAAACCAAACGAATCTAGAGATGGATGAAGTTCAAAAAGTTCCTTCACTCCCTCATGAAACATCGCTTCGGCGGTTTTCTTGTAGTCTTCCTTCAGGGCTGCTAGTTTTTGCTTAATGTTGTCTGTATTCATAATTTTATTTTAATCTCTGATTTGGTTTGGAAAGGGTGTTGGATTTTGTGGAATTGTAAAGGGTGGTTGATGAATTTTTTCTTTATGTGCATTTTCCTTACGAAATTTTTCTAAGGATTCATCAATGTCCTTTTTTGATTTTTCAAGCGAGCCATCATATGTTGCTTGATTTTCCGAATTTAGAGATCCACGAGTCGAAGGCATTTTCGTGTTTTGAAATGATGAAGGTGTTCCTTTACCATTGCCCATCCAATCCTGATATTTCAGATGCTCAAGATAGTCTTGAGCAGATGGGATGAATCGGTTACTGAAATCATCTAGAATGTGTTGTTCTCCAACATCTCGAACACTAACAATCTTACCCTCGCTGTTGATAATGTTTGGAAAACGATTTCCAATAGGTTCACAACTGTTTGTGAATTTGACTCGTTCGAGAACTTCCTTAATAAACCAAGCATTGTGAGTGAGTGCTCTATGAGCGTTTGTTGGAAATGATCCTTTCGAGCTATCCATAAAATCGTGGATCTCAAAATAATCATCTGGCGTTCCACCAAACTTTTTGGCTGAAATTTTAGCGTGAATGTACGGTTTCATAATTTATTTTATCGCTGTTCCTTTTATTCTACTTTAACGTTTTATTAATTCAATTTCAAAGCTGATATGTCAGCATACAGTATTGGTAATTTTCTCTGGATCTTTCAGCCTCGCCCTCTTTGTAGAGTTTATAATCATTGACACATTTGTCGAGAGCGATTTTCAGTTTATCAGGATTTACGATATTCTTAAACTGTTCTTGGATTTTAGGAATTTTAAAACTAGTAGATCCCAACCTACGACCGATACACTCGATAATAATCAACAAACGATCCTCGATGGAAAGTTCATCTCGTCTTTTAAACTGAATGTTTTTCCATGTATCAAACAAGAAATCGCTGCTAAGCTCTCCTCTCAAAGAGAGATCGTGATAAAGAGTATTATCCGTGATGAATTTTTTAATTTCATCGTCGGTGAAAGGGCAAATACACTTATCATAAATTTTACTCAACAGATAAGCTCTAAAATAGACTGGATCTGATGAAATAATGCTGAATAGCTCACCTTTAATATTGGAAATTAAGGATTTCAAATCTTCGAAATTCTTCGACATTTTATCATCATATCTATTCACAGCATAGTAGAAGTTTTGAATATACTGATAACATTCAATGATGATGCTTTCGTCTCCAGAAACCAAATTCACGATGCTTATACGATCCATCAAAAAGTCATTAAAATACCTATCATCATTATCAAAAGTGTTGTTGTCGAACAACTTCAGCTTTCGTTTTTGTTCTTCAAAAGCTTCATACAAGAAACCTCCGTCGAACTTGTCTTGGGTGAACCCATCTCCAACCAACCAAAAATGGTTGACTCTCTCATTATTAAGAAGAGCAGGCCAGAGTTTAGCTTGGTATGTTTTAAGCTTTTCGTACAGAAAATTATCCTTTAAATCACCTAATAGATTTTCGAGTGTCTTAACAGTCCACAAAATCTTTCCGTATCTTTCTTGATCTGATAGTCCCATATATGTTATTCTACTTTAACGTTTTATTAGTATGCACCCCGTGTTGGAAATAGCCCGTCTTGATTCGGGCAGCAAAGTTCAATATATTCTGGTTGAGTATCTGATAATGTCCAGATCTGGATTATATCACCAGCACTGGCAGAGTCAAGAACTTTCTCTAACTCTTGAATCTCAAATGTGATTGTGTCACAGGGAGAGCAAGAAGCACAATACAACCAGTGACGAATAAACAATTCTTCAACTGTGATTGTTCCTTCAAATAGAGCTTCGAGTTTTTTCAAATCCTCATCGATGCTGATATTCTCTACCCAATTTCGCTTGGATAGATCGTCTTCATTGAATCTGTGATTGAATCTATTTTTTAATTTCATATTTAAGATTTTTTCGGCTTAGGAATCCAACACGGTTCACGCTTCATTGCATCATCAACAGCATCTCGAAAGTCATCATATTCAGAGCCTTCTGGCATACCGTATATAGAAACAGTCCACGGCCAGTGAGCGCCTCGCTTTTCACTGTATTTTTTGATAATTTCCGCTATCGGAAGGTTTGAGAGGAAGTCGAGTCTTTCAGTATCAGTTGGCATAAATCATTCGGGTATATTAGGGTTCCTTTGATTGGTTTGTAGAGCAATTGACGAGTTTCGAACATTCAGGACAACAATCCCAAAATAGTCCATTTTGAACTTTCTTGAATGTCCATCCATGATATTGAGCATTAGCAGACAGATCAGCATAACTTTCGTCACCTTCTGAAAATTCCCGTCTGTTACAATAATCACATGTCATTCTATATGTTATATGAGTCATGATTAAGATAAGTGTGTCAAGATTCGAACTTGATCCTCGGCATGATGCCTATCCGTTAGGAAAGGAATCCCTTTGCTTGGGGTATGCTGCCATTACACCACACACTCTGAAATTTTAGCTTAGCCAGATAAAGGTACCGATCAATGTGAGATAATGAAGAGTTTGATCAAAACCAATGATTGTGAAAAAATCATGGATTCTGTTGTCTTTCCACATGGATGAACTTGCTCGACTCGTCACCCAATCTGTGAAAAAATGAGCTACTGCATTTATAGCTAAATAAGCAACAGCAATACCGGCATGTTCCCAAACATTATAATTCAAGAGAATTACAGCAAGCAGACCACATGAATATACACCAACATGAGCGCTTAACCATTTATTATCGGAGCTTTTACCTTTGGCCATTTCATCGGTTTGGAAAAAGAAATCAGCCAGCCAATGGCAAATTAGAATTGTGGAGATTGAATATAGTGAGATCATTGTTTTATTTTATTTTTGTTTGTTTATTTTATAGTTTTCCTTCTTCTTTCATTGCTAATAGATTTATAATTATAAACCCTAAAAACTGTAATACGGCAAGAATTATTCCACCGATCCAATTAAGCTTAGTTGACAGCATTATAATAATCCACCCAAATGGTGAGATTGCTAAACATAGAGGTGCCATCCACAACCAATTCCAATTGTTAAACTTTTCAGTTTCCTTGTCCATCAGATTCTTTAAATAGATTATCGATGAGTTCCAATTGAGAGATCACTCCTTCATTATCCAATGAGATGTTTCGAGCGATGTAAATCTTGTTACAAAGATCTTTGAGAATCAAGAGTTGATCCAATGAATTATAATTGTTAATTTTCATCTACGATTTCAAAGCTGTGATAGTTAAAAAACGGAAGATCTCTTTCTTCGTCATAGATTGGAATTTCTTGTAGCCAGAGATATGTTGATGAGCTAGCCAACTCTACTTTTTCAACCGTGTATTCTTTTCCAATCTCCAGAAGTTTTTGGTCTTCTACAAGATTGGTAAACCAATGGTGGTCGATTGGTTTTACGAATTTTACTTTAGTTCCTTTCGTTGCTGTTTTCATATATACTATCTCCAAAAAGGTGCGAAAGAATTAACAAGATAACCGATTATAACTGCCAACAAACTCATAAAAACGAGAGGATATCCAGCTATCCAAAGTAACATTTGCCATCCTGTTAAATTTACCTGATGGCTATCAAAAAACCAATTTATTAGATTAATTATTATTTCTTTCATCGATCAACAAGTTCGGGGTTCTCGTAGATGTTACCACGGATTTCAGCCTTTGTCCAGTCAAATTTTTGATTACCGTCAAGTTTTGCTCGACTGAGGGGATTCCAACTGTTTGGCTCAGTCTTTATAAACTTACTACCATTAATGGAATTATAAATGTAAGGATTGAGAAAGCTACCATTATAAAAATCAAAAACATAAAGAGTCGCCATATAGACATCTTCACACAGTTTTATAGGTTCATCGAAACTTACAACATCACCTTCATAGATTTCCTTACCGTGTTTGTCTTTCAGACCAATGTATTGTAAATATTTATATCCTTGGGGATGTTCAATAATACCATAACCATCTCCATTGAGTTTAATGGGATGACACCATTTTGTTTTCTTGAATTCTTTTTTGAGATTATCCCAAATTTTAAATTTTAGTTCTCTCATTGTATTCCTTTTCTTTTTGATTGTAAAGTTTTTTAAATTCCCTATCGTAAACTTCTTCGAATTTGTTTCGGAGTTGATCGAGGTTGTGTAATGGAGTGTCATCGTAACCAACTAATTGAAATTGAAGAATTGCCATTCTTTTCTTATCAAAATCCGATAACACACATTCCTTCATGTATGTCATCAAGTTTAGGATTCCCATAGAATCCATATGTTTGGTCGCTTTGTCAAAAGCTTTTTGGTTTTCGGATTTTCGCTTCATTGCTTTAATAATTCAGAGTTCTCAAAGATGTTTCCGATGACTTCACATTTTTCAAAATTAGAAACCCTACCGCTTCCAAAATTGCCATGTTTGAATATAGGATCTTGAATGAAACATCCAATTCTCTCGTCTTCACCATTGAAATATTGACCGATTCTGATTTCTCTATTTTTATTTCTATAAATTACAATATCACCTTCGTAAATCTCCTTAGCGTTCTTGTCTTTCAGACCAGTATACTGCTGAAATAGGTAGTCATTATCAATAACATCGTAAAAACCACTATACACCCCACCATTACAACCAATAGCTAGTCGTTCATATCGGGTAGGTTGTTCTATGAATTTTTTTGATTTTACACACCACACTCTAAATTTAATCTTCCGTGAGTCCATATTCTATACTTGATACGATAATACAATAATGATTCAATTCATCTGCTACGATCTTCCAACGAGGACTCCAATGACACACCAGATAAACACTACCATCCTCGTTTGGTGGAGGACTGTGACCTATTGATTGTTCTGGATCTAATTTCATCAAGCGGCAATATTCATATGCTGCTTTCTTTAGTTGCTCTGGTGTTAATTTCACTGTTTTAAAAGTTTGAGGTTTTCAAAGATATTTCCAATGATCGTTGTAGCAGATTTGGTCCAATAGCGATGACCAATATTAAAACATGCTCGGTCTTCAAGCCATACTACAGGACAGATTGTGACAAGATCAGTCATTACATCAGTATCGAAGAAAAGTCCTTTGACGATATCTCCTTCATAGATTTCCTTTCCGTTTTTGTCTTTCAGACTAGTGAATTGTTGGACTGTAAAGGCTGGAAACTTTATAAAGTAAGAGAGGCTCCTCCAACCACCATCGTAGTAAAAGTTTAAAAAACCATCACCTTCTAAAAAACCAACGCAACCTTCATCGTCTCGTTCGTGAGCAAATACTCTAAATTTTAGTTCTCTCATTGTTCTAGTAGTTCGGAATTCTCAAAGATGTTTCCAATGACTTCACAATATCCTTTTATTTCAAGCCAGTAATAAGCATCGCTGACATCATCATCATGTTCCTTAAACACAAACCATGCATTGTTCTGATC